TATTGAGTTAGCGCGCACAATGGTCTGGGGTATTGGCATGTGTGCCCGTCCAGTCAATAGCGGAAAACCCATGCTTGTTGCGGTAAATAACTAAGATAAACGCGGCGACCGCGCACCTTGCCTTTTGTCGGAATCGGATAAGTCATGCGCGGTTGCCACTTGTATGACAAAGTAGGACTATGGCGATTTTTAACAAAACCAAAAAAGCAGCAATAAGCCCAGCGCCAAGCAAGGCAGCTGCGGCTGGTGGCTTTGCACCTGGTTACTCGTCGTCAAATGTTGGCGTAAACATGATTGGCCAGTACTACACGTATCGCGAAGGCGAAGCGCGTAACGCGGCGATCAGCGTCCCAACGATCAACCGTGCGCGCGATCTCATGGCGTCGGTAATTGGCTCAATGAATCTTCGCTCATACAACGAGTTTTGGAACGGCGAAGAAATGGAAAAGATTTACATCGCTCCACGTTCATGGTTGCGCCGACCAGACCCAACAGTTTCGTTCCAGTTTCTTATGAGCTGGACTCTTGATGACCTCATGATGTTTGGGCGCGCGTTTTGGTACATCACCTCACGCACCGCCGACGGATACCCTGCCACGTTCACTCGACTGCCAGCAGGCTCAATCACTACTACCGACATGGCTGGCCCTGTGTGGTTTGCTCCATCGTCGCAGGTGTATTTTCAAGGCGGAGAAATTGACCCAGCAAACCTTGTGCAATTCTTGTCTCCAGCACAAGGCCTGATCTACTCGGCACCAGGCGCAATTGAAACCGCGCTTAAACTTGAAGCAGCGCGCAACCGCAACGCATCGTCAAGCATTCCTGCCGGCGTACTTAAGCAAACTGGTGGCGAACCACTTAGCGCGCAAGAACTTGCTGATTTGGCTAGCGCTTTTAACGCTGCTCGAGCAACTAACCAGACTGCAGCGCTTAACGAGTATTTGACATACACGGAAACAAACAGCACACCTGACAAGATGCTTTTGATTGAGGCGTCGCAATATCAGGCGCTTGAAATGTCGCGCCTTGCAAACGTGCCACCGTATTTGGTGGGTGTTGCTACTGGCGCTTATTCATACCAGTCGTCACAGCAAGCGCGTGCCGATCTTTATTTGTTTGGCGTGAAATTGTATGCCGACGCAATTGCTGGCGCTTTGTCAATGGACAACGTGCTACCACGCGGAACATACGTTGAGTTTGACGCCGATGAATACCTAGAAGAAAACTTTATGGCCGATCGCATGGACAATGAAGAAGTAGTTGTAAGAGAAAACACTCAAGAGGAGTTAGCACGATGATTAAGTTAATTGCAGGGGATTTTACGCTTGACGCCGCCAAAGGCGACGCACCACGACGCACAATCAGCGGAACCGCAGTTCCCTACAACGTGCCGGCAACAGTTTCGGACGGCACAGCTGTGATTTTCCGTCCAGGCTCATTGCCAGTCGAGGGCAAAGCTCCGCGTCTGTTTATGTACCACCAGGCTGATATGCCAGTCGGCGTCGTGACCGAGCGCGTGGATACCGAGCAGGGAATGCTGTTTAGCGCAAAGATCAGCGCAACCAGCCTTGGTAACGACGCTTTGGTTATGGCTCAAGACGGCACAATTGACCAAGTTTCTGTTGGCGTAAACCCAACCAAGTTCTCATACGACGAAGCAGGAACCATGATTATTGAAGCAGCGGATTGGACAGAGTTATCACTTGTTCCGATCGGCGCGTTTGGTGACATGGCCAACATCGCTTCCGTCGCTGCGAGTATCCACCAAGAGCCCGAAGAAGTAGTGTTAAATGAAGAAGTAGTCCCAGAACAGGAGAATGAACCCATGTCAGAAGTAACCGTTCCAGCAGTTGAGGCAACAATCCCAACCGCACCAATTTTTGCACAAGCCAAAAAAGAGTTCGTTTTGCCAACAGCAGGCGAGTTCATGGCCGCTTACCACATCGGTGGCGACACGTTCAAGAACATGAACGCTGCAGTAGCCGAGTACAGCGCATCAAAGCGCACCGCACTTCAAGCAGCTGCAGGCGACGTGCTCACGACCGATACACCTGGTCTTTTGCCAGTTCCAGTACTTGGACCATTGGTTCAGGACTTGAACTTCTTGCGTCCAGTAGTCGATGCTGTTGGCGCACGCGCTTACCCAGACAGCGGACAGTCAAAGACGTTTATTCGTCCAACCATCACCACGCACACCAGCGTTGCATCACAATCAGAACTTGGTGCAGCATCAGCAACAACCATGGTGATCGCCTCCAACTCAATTAGCAAAACCACGCTTGCTGGTCAAGTAACGCTCTCAGTTCAGGACATTGACTTCACTTCACCTGCAGCAATGCAGTTGATCTTGAATGACCTCATGGGCGAATACATGATCGCTTCTGACAACTTGGCTGCAGACAACTTGCTGACCGCAGCAACTTCGTCAGGCGTTTGGGATGGAACAGTTGCCGACTTGCTCAAGTCGGTTTACGACTCAGCAGTTGACATTTCAACAAACCGCAACTGGACACCAACCCACATGTTCGTCAGCCCAGACGTATGGGGTCAACTTGGACAGCTCGCCGACACAACTGGCCGTCCAGTATTCCCATTCATCGGCGCTGGTCTTACCGGTCAGAACGCACTTGGCAACGCAACAGCAACATCATGGAACGGAAACCCACTCGGTTTGCAGTTGGTAGTTGACAGCAACTTCGCTGCCAAGACCATGATCATCACTCGTGTTGGTCAAGGCGCAGGCGATGCTTACGAGTTCTACGAATCCATCCGTGGCCTCATGAGCGTTGAACAGCCGTCAGTCTTGGGTCGCAACATGTCATTCCACGGATACGTCAGCACCTTCGCTGCAATCGGTGGCATGATCCGCAAGATTACCCAGGCTTAGTCGAGAGCGGAGCATCCGCTCATGGCTACTTACACAGTTACTAACAAGTACCTGATTGACAACTTTGCCGTACTGCAACTCCTGACCCCCAGCGAGATTGCAGTCGGCAGTTCAATCGTTGTTGCGTCGGTGGATGCGACTTTTAACGGCTCGTATGTCGTAAGGGCACTTCCTCAATATCTATTTCTAGGCGTTGATACCGAAGGCGATTTGCTTTACGACTATCAGGTGCCAATTGCCGATCAGGTGCTGTACGCCAAGACCGCAAGCGATGTTGAGCGTGTCGCCGCGTCTGGCACCGTCTCGTATGACCCTGTTTGCACTTGGGTGACGGCCGCGCAGGTCATGTCTTACCTTGGCATCACCATTGCTAACCCGTCTGACGATTACACGTTGCTCACGCAGTCTGTGTCGGCTGGCAACCAGTTCTGCTATCGCAGGCGTCAGGAGTCTTCGTATATCGACTCGCTAAGCGTCTCACCAGGCGGAGACGTCACATTGGGCACCCTGATGTATTGCGCCGCTCTGTGGCGCTCTAGGGGCTCAATAGAGGCAACCTACGCCACGTTTGACGGCATGGGTTCAGCAACCCAGCAAAGCCTGACCCCGATCGTCAAGCAGCTGCTTGGCATCCCACGTCCAGCGGTTGCCTGATGTCGTACACCGACCTATTCAACGAAGCGATTGATGACGTCACCGCAACGCTGACCGCGGTCTCTGGTCTGCGCGTTGTAAACGACCCAACCAAACTTGCACCTAATTGCGTGTACCTTGACGCGCCAAACTTCACCACGTTTGCTGGCAACGGCAACATTGTGCGCCTCGAGTTCCCGATCAAGGTCATTGGCTCTGGGCCTGCAGGTCTGCCGGTGCTCCGATCAATCTTGAGCATTGTGGCGACTGTGCTTGGCTCGTCAATCATTGTCATGGCTGGCCGTCCGTCAAGCCTAGAGATCGGTGGCGCGTTGTACCCGTGCTACGACCTTGATTGCGCTATCCAAGCCCAGACCGCATAATCCACAACTACCGAATACAAATCATCTACTATCAGATCAGAACTTAAGGAGCAAACATGCCAGCATCAACTTACCTATCGAACCCAACAGTCAAAATTGGAACCGCAATCGGCACCATTGTTGACATCACCGATCAGGTCAGCGCAGCGACGTTGACTGTTACTGCAGAAGCTTTGGAAGACACCGCATTTGGTCAGACTTCACGCACCATGACTGCAGGCTTGTTCAGCAACTCATTGACCTTGACTGTGTACGCATCGTATGCAGCGTCAGAGTCCTACGCAGTTCTTGCACCGTTGCTCGGCACTAAGTGCACCGTCAAAGTAAATCCAACAAGCGCTGGTGATTCGGCAACCAATCCAGGCTTTATTTTGACAGATACTTATTTTTCTAGCCTGCCTGTCGTGAACGCGTCCTTGGGTGAGCTTTCGGTTTACGAGATCGAGCTCCAGGGGGGCACGTACTCGGTTGACGTCACCGCATAAATAACGGCTCCAAGCCGACATAGGAGAACCATGAAAATTAAGTTGCAGTTAAAGCGCACCGCCGACAGCGCACCCGAGTTCTATTACACAAACTTGTTTGTGGTTACGGAATGGGAACGGCTTGAGCGACGCAACATTCAACAGCTCTCCGCAAACCCGTTGTACTCGGATTACGCCTGCTGGATGCACACAATTCTCAAGATCAAAGGCGAGCAAGTTGGTGACAACTGGCGCGAATGGTTAAGCAAAAACCCTGACATCGACATTCTGCCGGTACTGGACGAGACAGACCCAAACCCTACGGACGCGGCACCTACCGCCGCCAACTAGCAGAAGTGTTGGTCGCGGTCGGTTGGTGGCCTAGCGACATTGCGTTTGACTCACGGGACTTGACAACGGTCATTAAAGTGCTTAACGAGGCAAACAAAAAACGGAGATGACGTGAACCAAGTGTCAACAAAGATTGAGGTCGCCGGGCTTAAAGAAGCCTTGAAAACCTTAAACAAAATTAACAAATCTTTGCGCCGTGAAATTACTACAAGTTACAAACAGATCGTTCAGCCTGTTATTGACGACGCCAACAATCTTGTGCCCTCAAATGTCCCGCTATCTGGTATGGCGCGCAATTGGAGCACCCGATCAGGATTTAAGATGTTGCCGTGGATACCAGGCATGAAACAAAAGATTGCTGCCAAAATCAACACGCGAAACATCAGGGAATACGGCGGAAATAAGTCAAATGTCGGCACCTTTGTCATTCAATGGAAGGGTGCTACTGGCACGATGTTTGACATGTCTATGGCTGGCGCTCTAGGCCGCGCATTAAGTGAACGCTACGGTGATCGTTCGCGAGTAATGTGGAAAGCGTACGATCAACGCGAAAACGATGTCATGTCCGAGATGGAGCAGTTGGTGAAGCGCGTCATGAGCGAAGCGAATAGAGAGACTGCATAATGGCCATCAATATCCCGATTATCAGCGAGTTTGACGGCACAGGGGTAAAGAAGGCTGTCAAACAGTTCCAGCAACTTGAGACCGTCGGCGAAAAGGCACAGTTTGCTATTAAGAAGGCGGCGATTCCTGCAGCTGCCGCGCTCGGCGGTTTGGCTGTTGCCCTAGGCGATGCCACACGCGCCGCAATGGAAGACCAGCAAGAGCAAGCCGCGTTAGCGCTTACTTTGCAGAATGTGACTGGCGCTGGCGCTGCACAGACCGCACAGGTTGAAAAGCAGATCAGCGCAATGAGTCGAGCATCTGGAGTTGCCGACACCGAATACCGCAAAGCATTAGAAGCGCTTGTGCGCGGTACCAAAGATGTTGGCATTGCCATGAACGACATGAACCTCGTTATGGACATCAGCACGGCCACCGGCACGGATTCTGCCACCGTCGCTGACGCGCTCGCCAAGGCATACCAGGGCAACTTTAAGGCACTCCGATCATTAAGCCCAGAGATGTCAACGATGATTAAAGAAGGCGCAAGCCTCAACGAAATCATGGACGTGCTTGGTGGAACCTTTGGCGGGGCTACAGCAAAGAACGCTGAAACCGCAGCAGGGAAAATGGCAATTCTCAAGAACTCCATTGGCGAAACTAAAGAGTCAATTGGCGCTGCCCTGTTGCCTGTGCTTGAGGCCGTGCTTCCTGTGCTCAACCAATTTGCTGCATGGGCTCAAGACAACCCACAAGCATTCTTGGCGATCGCTGCCGCAATCGGTCTAGTCGCAGCTGCGATCGTTGCCACAAATATTGCCATGGCACTTAACCCATTCAGTCTCATTGCTGCAGGCGTTGCGCTACTCGTAACCGCATTAGTTGTCGCGTACAACAAGTTTGACTGGTTTAAGACTGGCGTCAACGCAATCATCAACGGCATACTCGGCGCGTTCGAGTCCGTGGTCAACGGCGCGATCATGATGGTAAACGGCATTATCCGCGCATATAACGCCATTCCAATTGCGCCAGACATCAACACCATTGCCCACGTCAACCTGCCCAGCATCGGTGGCAACTCGGCCACACAAGCCGCAAGTCGCATGAACCTACCGCGCATGGCCGAAGGTGGAATTGTTAGCTCCCCTACTCTTGCCCTAATCGGCGAGTCAGGCCCAGAAGCCGTAGTGCCGTTAGATCGCATGAATACTGGCGGGGGAGTGACCGTCAACGTCACAGGCGGACTCTCGACTAGCGCCGAGATCGGTCAAGCCGTGGTCAACGCTTTGCGCGCCTACTCACGGAGTGCAGGGCCGTTGGCTCTGAACATTGCCTGATGCCCGGCACAGCTGTTGTTGATTCAGGTAACTATGACCTGCAGATCGCCACGGGTTTTAACATTGACGCGTTTGTTCTTAATGACCCAATAGCAGGAATTTTGGCGGGTTACGTTACTAGCACCACTCGCACCAACCTAGTCACTAACCCAAGTTTTGAAACAAACACAACAGGTTGGGCAGTTTCTGGGGCTACTGGCACAATCACGCGCACTACAAGCCAATTTCTGTTTGGCGTAGCGTCAGGCGCACGTTCCTTTACATCAACTGGTACTGGCTACATTAATAACCCTTCAATTACAGGTCTTACAGTCGGCCAATCGTATACCGCTTCGGCTTATGTAAAATCAAGTACATCGCGGAATGCTCGAATTTTAATAAACTTCTACAACTCATCAGGCGGGTTTGTTAGTCAAGCTGCTGGCACAACTTCTGCGACCAGCACAACCCAATGGCAACGTCGAACCGTTACGGGAACTGTCCCAGCGACAGCCGACAGAGCAACTATTTTCTTGGATATAACCAACGGCGTAAACGGCGACACACATTATTGGGATGGCATTTTATTTGAACAAGCCGCATCAGCGCTCCCATATTTTGACGGCACATATGCTGACCCTTACACGGGTTACACCCTTACCGCGCAGGCTTGGAACGGTACAGCCAACGCTTCAACTAGCACCGCAACGTGGGGGCTTAACAGCAGTTATGTGAACAGCAACTATGTCTTAGATGGGACAACCGAATTTGTTAGCGTCCTAGATTCCATAACGACCGTCACCGTCAAACGAGGTAGACGCGACATTGGCGACACGTTCAGCGCTGGAACGATGACATTTACCATTCAAGACGTGGATGGGGTGTTCAACCCATTTGACGAAAACAGCCCGTACTACAACACGCCTGATTCACAGCCTGGTCTTGCACCTATGCGCGAAGTCAAACTTATTCGATACAGCTCTACGGATGTCCCAGAATTGCTGTATAGCGGTTACATCGTCAACTATGACTACAACTTTGCACTTGGCGGACTTGACACCGTAACCGTCTATTGCGCTGACCAGTTCTACCTACTTGCACAAACCTATTTAGATGAGTTCAACCCATCAGCCGAAACATCTGGTGAACGCATTGAAACCGTGCTTGATCTGCCAGAAGTTGACTTCCCAGCCTTAGCCCGTGACATTTCAACAGGAACAGTAAATCTTGGCCACGACGCTTCATACACCGTTTCTGCCGGCACAAACGTGCTCCAGTACATTGCCCAGATTAACGACACCGCCGAGTTCGGACGCCTGTTCATGTCCCGTGACGGGGTGCTCACATTCCAAGATCGCATTGGCTATACATTCACAAGCTCTATTGCAGACTTCCACGATGACGGCACCGAATACAAATACAACGGCGTAGGCATATCGTTTGAAGCTGACGCTGTAGTGAACCGTGTGGTAGTTACAGGTTTGGATGGTAAGACCGCAACCGCAACGGACGCAGGCTCAATTGCCACGTATTTTATTCAGACAAATAGCATCACCAACAGCTTGTTACACATTCAGGGAGAAATTGACACCGCAGCGTCTTACCTGCTGAACCCTGAACCCGAAGCCAGATACACAAGCGTAGAAACCAAATTCCTGATGCTCACAACAGCTCAAAAAGACACCCTTGCAACCCTAGAAATAGGCGACACCATCACCATAGAAAAGACATTCCCAAGCGGTGCCGGCACAAGCCAACTAGCGCAAGAACTGGCTATCGAGGGCATCGAGCATTACCTTGACTTTGCATCTGGCCATAGGGTGCTTTACTCAACCTCGCCAACAACAATCGTCTTTGAGCTAATTTTAAACAACGCCACATATGGCACACTTGACTCACTCAATGTCTTAGGATAGGAGAACTATGGCACTACCAGTCACATTCGTTTCAGGCGCAATCCTTGAGGCCGCGCAATTGAATTCCAATTTCGTTTCTACCTACGCAGATTATGTTTCTTTTACCCCTACCGTCAGCGGTTGGACTGCAGGAAACATGACATTTAATGCGGAGTATTGCGTAACGGGAGACATGGTTCATTACTTGGGTTGGATGAATTACGGTTCAACAACCACATTTGCGGCAACTGGCCTAAGCATAAATTTGCCTGTTGCATCGTCAAATTCTGGCGTTGACGTGGCTGGCGTAAGTGTTTGGCGTGATGCAAGTACTGCCGCAAGAGTTGCTGGAAGTTGTCAACTTTCTGGCGCGAGCGCATTAAAAATTTATTGGCATGACCCTGAAACAGCACCGCTTGCAGTACGTTTAGAAGAATGGTCTACTGTTAACACCTTGCCGTTTACCATTACAACCAGCGACACGATTTCATGGAACATTACTTACAGCAAGGCATAAACATGGAAAACCAACCAGTTATCCCATCAGAAGAAGTTGTTGAAGAAATACCTGTTGAATGGCAATGGGAGCGTCTGCGTCTAAGGCGTGACGGTTTGCTGAAAAAGTGTGACTATCGAATCGTTGCTGACGCACCGTGGGACATTCAGCCTTGGCTTGAATACCGTCAAGCATTGCGCGACCTACCGAAAACAGCAAAAGACCCAAAGAAAATCGTTTTCCCGACACCACCTGCATGACATGGCGGTTGAGATTGTGGTTGCTGTCATCGGTGGTTGCTTCCTTGTATTGGTGGCGCTCATTGGCAAGATCGGCAGCGACAACAAAAAAGACCACGGCAAAGTGCATCAAATCCTTGGCCGAATAGAAGAAAAGATAGACCATCATGTTGAAAATCACGGCTAAAGACAAAGCAATGTTTGCCAGTTACATGCGATCAGTAGTTGGCGCGCTGATTGCCGTTTACTCGACAGGGACAACAGACCCACGTGACTACGGCAAAGGTGCAATCGCTGCGATCATCCCACCATTGCTTCGCTGGGTAAACCCTAAAGACGCAGGCTTCGGGCGTGACAGTAGCCAAAGCTAAACCCGGCGTTGCAGGCGCTAGGGACTACATCGGCAACGCAGACGGCGCATCACCAGGCCCCCGTGCCGGCATGGATGAATGGATTAGGCAAGCAATAGCCGCATCTAATGGCGCGCTGTCGAACAACGGTTCGTGGGGTCGTCGTGACGTGAAGGGTAAGCCTGGCACTATGTCGGTTCATGCAACTGGCAGAGCTGTGGATTTGTCGTATCGCAAGTCGGAGAAACATCCAAAAGCAGGACGCCTAAATGCTCGCTCGTTTATTGACGTTGTTGTGGCAAACGCGAACACTCTTGGCGTGCAAATGATCATTGACTATTTTCCAAAAGAGTTTGGGCGCGCATGGCGTTGCGATCGTCAAGCATGGCTTAAGTACAGCAAGCCAACAGTCTCAGGTGCACCCGGTGGCGACTGGTTTCACATTGAGATATCCCCACAAGCAGCTGACTCGGTGATCTGGGTTAAAGCCGCATTCTTAAAGGTGTTCGGAGAAATCCCACCGAAGGCTTGATTTATCCTCTAAGGTCAAAGCACCGACAAAAGGACAGGCAATGACTGACCCGCAGATAGTTGACTACAGCGTCTATACAGGAGTGATGGACAACGGCCAAGAAATCTTGGTTCAGATATTTTCCAGCCCAGAGTCGGGCAAGTTCCTAATGGGACAAATCGCATTCAGAACGGCCGCATCCAGTTGGGGCGTGCCCATACCTTTGGAGAAACGATGAACTACTTTGCAGAAAAAATCATAGGGCTAGTACTTTGTACCGTCTTTGGCTTTACGGTCGCTGTAGGCGCTCCTGACGCGTCTGGTAGCCCGTCCAGCACCACCCCAGTAGCACGGGATTACATCATTGAGCCGACCACGACTACTAGTTCCACGATTTACATTGACCCGTACACCTCGGCCTGTGAGCAGTTCAGCGCGCTTGCCGTCAACCTCGGCTGGCCTGCCGATCAGCGCACCGTGCTCGAATCCATTATGTGGCGCGAATCCAATTGCACACCAAACGCAGTCAACAGCAAAGACCCAAACGGTGGCTCACGCGGACTCATGCAAATCAACGGCTTTTGGACACCATGGCTAACCGATGCCGGCATTATCACTAGCGCAGAAAACTTGTTACAGGCTGATGTTAATTTGCGCGCAGCGTTAGCGATTTACAACTACGGCGTTGACAAACACGGTTACGGCTGGGGGCCATGGAGTGCAACTAAATGAGTGAAGGCTGTGCATGGAATCAAGGCGAACTTACTGAAGAAACCCGACAAATGGTATTGGAGCAAGCAATGACAACAAGACACGACATGGCAATCTTTGATCTGATTAACCAGATCGCTGACACAAGCACAAACCCACACGCAAGCATCATCCGCCGTTTGCGCGCAATGAAAAACTCGCTATCACTAGAAGAACCGATGCCACTTCACGATGTGACTACACTCGATCTAGCAATCAAAGCACTACAAGCACATTCCTAACCGACGAGGGAGATTCCGACAATGAAAACCTGCACGATCTGCAAAGAAACCATCGCCTACCCAGACATTCAAGGCAAAACACATTTCGTATGTGACGGCCGTGTGCCGGCAAGAAAACAAGCGCCATTCATCCAAGGGATGTTGGCGTCACAGTCGTCTGCTGATGCGCGTTGGACAAAACCTGAACAAAACCAAGTTGACGCCGCGATCTTGCACGTTGCGCGCACTAAAGGGTTCTTTACATCTGACGACATTTGGAAGCACCTGGGCGATCAATTCCCTGTTACCAAGGGCATCGCTGGACGGCTGAATGCAGCTGCGCGTCGTGGCATTATCCGCAACACAGGCGAACTGGCATACGCACAGCGCGGTGGCGCGCATGACCATGCACAGCGTCTAAGCGTCTGGGCAGGCATCTAATGGGATTTGATCTAAGCAACTACGAGACAGTCGAGCAACGCCTTGTGCGTTGGTGGGCTGCATACCCGAACGGGCGCGTGTACACGATGATGATGAACTACACAGGCGACGCTTGCGTGTTCTACTGCGAACTGTACGCAGACAAGGACGACAAGGTTCCAGTCGCTACGGGCTACGCAGAAGAAATCAAATCTGAGCGCGGCGTCAACGCAACTTCATTTGTAGAGAACTGCGAGACGAGCGCCATTGGTCGCGCCATTGCTAACTGCCCACTACAAGCGCCAGCATCGGGCCCTAGGCCGTCGCGTAATGAGATGCAAAAGGTTGAGCGTCTAACCACACCACCACAGCCACAAGTGCACGTTCCCTCTGGTGCATTCGCCACGCCTAAGCAGATCGGCTACATTAAGAAACTTGCTAAAGACGCCAACATGGATGACCTGCGCCTATTGGAGTTCATTCACCGCGAACTGGACGATGACAGCGCCGTTCTTGAGCTGCTTAAATCGCATGAAGCATCCAAGATCATTGAGCGACTTAAATGATCGCATTGGTTGGCGCATGGCTATCAGGGTTCTTAAGTGCATACGCATTGGGCGTGTTCTTAGAAAGGAAATCACATGACATTGGATGAACTAATCACAAACATTGAGCGCTTACAGACCGTTTACAACTCAATGGTTGACCCAGAGCAACACGAAGCAAGGCAATACGTGCGTTGGGCAATTAAGCAACTTGCAGACAAGACGTACATGGCATCGCTCTGATGAAGTTAGACCCAAAGATTAGCGAAGCCGACTTCAAGGACATGGTGGTCAGCATCGCAAAGCGTTACGGCTGGTTAGTGCATCATGATCTGCCGGCACAGAACACTCGAGGACGCTGGATGACCAACGTGCAAGGCGATGTGGGATTTCCTGATCTGTTCATGGTGCACCCATTCCAAGGCGGTCGGCCATTAGTCATTGAATTAAAGGCAGAGAAGGGTAAGACAACACCTAAGCAGAAGGTTTGGTTGAAGGCGTGTGAGTTGGCTGGATGTCATGCAGCGGTATGGAAGCCGAGCGACATGGAGTACATTCTCTACACCTTAAGCAACCCAAGAATGTAAACAATCGGCTAGTAGCACGACCTAAGCCATTCGCACGGCAGTTGGTGACACACGGCAACGTGGGTAGATCGGCGCGCCCTTAATCATGCAAGACGAAATGAGCAAGGCAAAGCGCCGAGGCGAGTCGTAAACATAATCGACTGAATGCAAAGGGAACCAGGATGGGCAATCTGGTGGGTGGAGCATTCACACATCTATTGACCTGCAGATGACATACAGTTAACAAACAAAGAAAGCACAGACATGAACCCGACAACAAACATGACAAACAACAATCGTGGACAAGGCGCGCAAGCGCCGCGTCAGCGCAAGCGAAGCGCGCGAGCATGACACGCAAACTTACCGAACACGACAGCACGATCTACAAGC